TTTGTCGAAGGCTCCGGCTACATGTATAAAGCCTATCCCGGCCCGCTGGATGAACTGCTTCAAATGCTGGAAGGATAGGCGGCGGGGCTACAGCCACAAGACCCCTCTTTCTTCGCGGTCATATACGCTGCCGACCACTGACACGTCCCGCAGGGTGGCGCGGGCGAAGCCCATGATGAGCGCGACGGCGCCGTCGATCTTCTCAGTGGACCTTTTCTTGTTGGGCTTGATGTTCCCGGCAGGGTCCTCGTCGACAATTACGTTGGCGAGGTTCCAGTCAAGAACCGGGTGCCGCCCGTGGCGCATCTTGCCCTCCATGACGAACTGGTAGAAGTCCTTGCTGGGGGGAGACAGGCTCAAATACCCCTGGCCCATGGGAAATACAGTGAAGCCGTTTTCGGCCCCGAGTTCCTCCAGGTCGCGCCGGATTTTCTCGGCGCCGTAGCGGTCGTAGGCGATCTCCCGGATGCGGAAGCGCGCCGCCTGCTTGGCGATGAAGGCGACAATGCAATCATAATCGACGACGTTGCCCTCGGTGGTATTGAACAGCCGCGCCTTTTTCCAGACGGCGTAGGGCACATGGTCGCGGCGGCTACGAAGGTCGATCACTTCTTCCGGGAGCCAGAAGAACGGCAGTACGGTATATTTCTCGTCCACGCCTTCCGGGGGGAACACCATCACAAACGAGGTCAGGTCTGTCGTGCTGGAGAGGTCTAAGCCGCAGTAGCACTCCCGGCCCTCCATTTCCTCTTCAAGCAAACTGTGCACTTCCAGCGCCGAAGGCGACGAGCCCCACCGCAGGTGGTCACCGCAGGCATCCCAGCGATCCATCGGGAGCCAGCGCACGTCCGCGTTGCACCACTCATTCAAGCGAAACTGCCGGAAGTGCATCTCCTCGGCGGGGTTCTGCCGGGCCTGCTCATAGGCGGCCTGCACAACCTCAAAGGGGATGGTCACCCCGATAGAGGGGTTCACCCGCCGCCAGACGGCCTCGTCGTTCCAGTCGTCGCCCTCCTCAATCCCGAACACGGCGGGGTAAAAGGCCGGGTCGATCTTGCTGCCCTCTTTCACCGCCAGGGCCTTGCAGTGGATTTCGTAGCAGATGCTCGTCTTGTCGCGGCCGGCCGTGGTGATCAGGAAGTACAGCGGCTGCCGGCGGGCGTCGCCGGTGTACTTGGTCATGGTGTCGAAGAGGTCGCGGGTCTGCTGGGCGAAGAGCTCGTCGAAGATCAGGCCCGACACGTTGAAACCCTGCTTGGACTTGTTCTCCGAGGACAGCACCCGGTAGAAGCTGTTGGTGTGGGGAAATGTGATGCGCTTGGTGGAGGGGATTAGCTTGGAGATATTGGCGAGGTCGCCGCACTGCTCCACCATGGAGCGCGCGGTGTTGAACACGATGCTGGCCTGGTTGATGTCGGCGGCGCAGGAGTAAACCTCGGCCCCGGCCTCGCCGTCCGCGAACAGGAGGTACAGGGCGATGGCCGCGGCGAGCTCGGACTTGCCGTTCTTCTTGCCGATCTCCACGTAGGCCACGCGGAACTGGCGATATCCCTCCGCGTCAACGATGCCGAAGATGTCCCTCACGATAGTCTCCTGCCAGGGCAAAAGGCGGAAAGGCTTGCCGAACCACTCGCCGGTGGTATGCTTGAGCATATTGATGAAATTGACGGCGAAGTCGGCGCGGCGGGGATCGTAGTGGCTGGTGGGCAGCATGAGGGACGTGGGGGTGTAAACGTAATCGGACATGGGCATTACCTCCAAGAAATAAAAAAAGAGCCCTTTCGGCTCATGTTATATTAGACTGTATGAGCAAGAACCCCCTGCGGGGTCCTTGCCGGGGCGCCGGGGTTCTTACTCGACTTCGCGTAGGCCGAGGAACCCGGCGACCTCGTTGAGGCGGCTCTTGATGTAGCCCGTGTTGCCGACGTGGCCCCAATTGACATCGTCGGGCGCGACGCCAAAGTGGTCATCGGCGTGGTCGGTCAGGAGGGCGAGGGTCTCGCGTATCTCGGCGAGGGCGGCGACGTAGGCGCTCAGGGCGGTTTCTGTGGTGGGGCGGTTTATCATGATTGTTGACTCCTTTCTGGTTCAGTCGTCGAAGGTCACATCGCTGTGGTCGTATTGCGGGTTTTGGGCGAGGTAGTTCGCGAGGGCCGGGTGGTTGGCGACGTAGCGGTCCATGTGGTCTTTCAGCATCCTGAATTCGAATTCGACCTGCTGCTCCTTGCAGCGGAGGAGGTCGCGCAGGCGGTCGTTGTGGTAGTGGAACTCGTTGGTTTTCATGGTGTTGCCTCCTTCGTTTGTTGATGCCAGTATACCATACATTCGTTCTGATAGCAAGGTAATAACGCATCATATAACGTAGAAGATAAGGGTGCCGGGGCCGATGGTATTGTGTATCATACCAACGGAGAAGAAGCCCTGCTGGGCCTCTTCTCGCCGGAAAGGGAAGTCACGCGGCAAAGTCCGGCCCTCCCTTGAGGATGATCAACTCCACGCCCTGGTCGTGCAGCGCGCGCGCCCACCGCAGCACCTCTTCGATGTTGCGGCCCAGGCGGGTGACGCTCACGGCCAGCACCCGCGCGACCTTGCCGTCGCGGATATCCTGCTCCAGCCGGGTGAAGGCCGGGCGGTTGGGGTTGGCGCCAGCGCAGCCGTCATCCTCGTAGTTGGCCAGAGAGCCGAATGCCCGTTCCCCGGCGTAGCTTTGCAGGGCGGCGCGCTGCTGGGCGATAGCCGCGGCGTCTGGCGTGGCAGTGCGGCAGTAAAGTGCGGTTCGCTTATCCATCGGCGTTTTCCTCCTTTGATGTCACTGGTTTCGCCTGATAAAATTCTTCCAACGGTTCAATGCTAGTGGTCGGCGGCACGTTCAGAAAGCGAATCCCGAAGTTGCATGGGCCGGCGCTGCCGTCCTCGGCCAGATAGAACACTTCGCCGCGTTCGATAAAATATCTGGCGGTTCTCTTTTTGCGCTCCACGGTGTAGGTGCGCAGGAAAAGCTGCCGTTCCTGAATCTCATGGCCGCGCAGTTCGTAGGTGTTAGGCATTGTCCGCGCCCTCCTCCCCGCCGGGGACATCCCCGGCGGCCTCGGTTTTGGTGATCGTTTCGGCGGTGGGTTCCCCGGCGGCGGCCTTCGCGGCGGCGCGCTCGGCTTGGCGGGGGTCGACGCCCTTGGACCAGGCCCCGTTGCCGGGGAGGGTGGCGGTCATGAGCTTGCGGATCAGGCGGTACTCAGGCCCCACCAGGCCCAGGCTGATGCACCAGCACCTGGCGGCAAAACGCATGTTCTGGTAGGCTTCCTTGGGCTGGGCGATGACGCGGGTCTTTTCCTTGGCCGTGTTGCAAATGGCCGCGATCAGTTGGGCGTAGGCGTTGATGTGTTCCCCATCCTCCGTCGCGGTGAACCAGGGGAAGGCGATCCGATCTCCCAGCACCTGAATCGGCAGGGGGCCGTCAATGCCGAGGGCCTGCTTGATCAGGGCCTCCTTCGCCGCGACCATCTTGCAGAGGTTGTCAAGCTTCTCCGGGGTAAAGCCGTCGAGGGGCATTTCGATGCAAACGAGGTCGGGTTGCTCCGTGCTCTCCGTTTGCGCCGCGAAGGTTCCGTCGAGATTGTGTTCGCGCCCGCTGTTGTCGATGATGGTCGGCGGCCTGTGCAGGCGTTCCCATTTTTCACCGTCCCCGGCATCTTCGTTCAGCGCGTCGACCAGGCAGTCCATGATGCCGCCCTTGCGCTTTGGCGTTTCTTCGGCGGGGGCGGGTTCGCGGAAGTCGCGCCCCATCGTGGTGGTGTCCCATTCCCCGGCCTTGTTTTCGGTGACCAGCGCGAAGGTGTGGTCGTCACCGTAGGCGTAGATCGTCCCCAGCGCGGTGCTGAAAGCCTCGCCGTAGCCCTCGGCCTCTGCCTCGCCGCGCGTGGCAAACTCCTCGATGATGTGGATTTCGCCGCGCGGGGTGATCAACGTGTAAAGGCTGGGCAGGCCGGTTTTGTCGGGCTTTGCGGGGGCGGGTTCGGCCTCGGCTTCCGGCGTGGCGGGGTCGGCCTCTGGGGTCTCCGGCGCGAAGCCGCGCTCCTGCAGGGCCGCGATCAGGTCGTTGTTTTCCGGGCCGGTCAGGGCGCCGTCCTTGGCGAGGTGGTAAGAACCGACCTGGTAGGCACAGGAAGGGACGCCGAGGTAGGTGCTCTTGGTTTCGAGGATTTCGGCCAGGGCCTTGACTAGGGCCCTGCGGGTTCCGGGGTTGAACTTGGTGGTGCTTGTCATGGTGGGTAAGCTCCTTTTTTGTTGGTGTACAAGGCTTTGCGTGTGGTTCCGCTCCCCCTTGTCATGAACAGTATGCCATACATTCGTTCTTATTGCAAGTTGTGTTTACGACAAGCTTTCGGAGCTATTTAGGGCACATCTTGTGCTACAGCGACAATACCCCGCAGCGTCCAAACCGCGCAGGGCACAGCCAGGGAATTCCCGATGGCACGGTAGGCGGCGGCATCCGTCTCCGCGTTTTGCAGCCATTTTCGCACCATGCCGCGGCTGCGGGGCCTGGAGCTTTTGCCGAGCGCGCGGCGGTGCTCTTCCCATGCGCCGTACCAGTAATCCACATCATCTTCCGTGGGCGCGGGGATCGCGATGCCCGACAAGTGATCATCCGGCAGGCCCATCAGGCGCAGGCATTCTGTCGGCGTGAGCCGGCGGACGCGCGGCATGTTGACCAGCGGCGGGGATTTGTAGTCGCGGGCCATCAGCGTGGGGGCCACGTTTTCATAAACCCGCCCTTGGCTGCCGGTGGTCAGGGCATAGCACACGCAGACCTGGTTGTCCCCCATATCCGCCCGCAGCGTGCCCGCGATTTCTTCGCAGCAGCTTTTGCCCATGCGGCCTAGGATTCCGGGCTCGAAGGCGACAGCGCCAGGCGCACAATGTGCGGCAGCATCTTGCCGCCCGAGGTAACGCGGCGTAAAATCCCGGACTTCGCCGCTTTGCTCAGATAAAACCGCAGCGGCACATTCGCCGTCAAGATCGAGGACAAGGAACATACGCTTTCGCCGTTGGGCGAGGCCGAATTTGGAGGCGCATATCGTGCGCCAGGCAAG